GGGATATAGCGACTTTAAAGGAGCTGAACAATTTTCCCCAAAGAAAAAAGGATAAGCAGTCTATGGTTAGACTGTTAATCCTTTATTGTTTATTTCAAGCTTAACAATTCAAGTATATCATACACTTTCTTTTTTACTTCTTGGTTCTCAAAGTAAAGTAACGCTATTTCAAACGCTGTTATAAGCATTGGTAGATAGTGTGTTTTCTTTATGTTCTTTATTAACAATGTGTTCGTGTTATGGTCTGATTTGCTAAGTGTGTATACTGGTTTAGTTTCATCAAATGTGAATGAAGCAAATAACTTATCAGCTTCAGGTGTGACCCAAAAACCAACCTCAACCCCTTCATGTAATATTGTGAACAATGATTTTGTGTTTGGTGTCCTCACTTGTATAAAGTCTTCTGTATCTCTTAAAAATTCATTGTTAATAGCATAATTACCGTAAGCAGTAGATGCCCATAATTTACCCTGAGGTGTTGCCTTTATCTCGTTTATTCTGTTTTCGTGAACGTGTCGCATGATAGTGTGTGTAGCACCTTTAATATTAAAATTAGTTATTTTTTGTTTTCGGTTGGGTTTTATTTTAAAATAACTGAAGTATGGGTTTACTACACTTATTGAGTTTGCAATCATTAAAACTCTACAACCATGCCTATCACGTAATATACTACTCATTAACTCCATAAACTGAAATACCTCACCTTTTAGATAACCATTTTTACCGCTTTCATGATCAATACAAAATTCATCAAATATTATTTTATTAACCTTTGGTAAAGAGATTGAACGTTCATTACGTTGTGTTGAAAGTGCCATATAGTAGCCACAAACGTTTTCTTCTAATTCAAAGTCTTTGCGCTCCACATCACGTTTTTTATACATATAGAATTTACCATTTTTACCTATTTTAGTTGTCCAATCAGGGTGTATATGTTCGTTTTCATGTAAAGCATCAAACGCCTTTAATATCTGCCATTTGCCTTTATTATTAAACTCTGTGTCATAACGTCTAATGTAAACAAATTGGTGTCCATGTTTGCGGTAGTCATTTAACGCCCATCTAAAAGAACCATACGTTTTACCACCAATACGCATGCCGAGTACGTACGACATAAAACTATTATACGATAGAACCTCATTAGCATCAAAATAACTATTGTTCATCTTCTACTTCCCACCCTACATTTTCACTGTAAAACTGTATCATGTCAATTGGTACGTAAGGTGTATGTGATACACTGTCTGTGTATGTTACTTCAACATCACCATTAATGTGAACAGCTACACGTGCTGATGTAGCAGTAATATTATTATCTTGTGGTCCTACTTGTCTTACTATCTGTGAATTTGTTGTAAAAAATTCGTAGTAATGATGTGGTCTATATAACTTAGGTAAATTAAATAACCTAACATTAACCCACCCACCGAGGATAGGGTCAATAGGATTTGGTGTTTTATTTGGGTTTTCGTATGTTACGGCTCCTCTTAATCTTACTACACCTGATGCATCTTTAGTAAACATAGCAGTTCTTTCAGGGTCTTTAGGTCTTTTTGGGTATTGTTTACCATTTATCCAATTTGTTACAGGTTTAAAAGTCATTTGCTGATTGTAGTTTTTATTTATTTTTTCAGGCACATTGTGTTTATAATCAAATCTACCTAATTTATATGGGAAAGTTAAAGCGTTTAAATCAGCAATAGAGTAGAATGTAATAGGTACAATTACATTTGCTTCATCTTCAATGAATGAAATACCGTAATTAATAAAATTACTGTTTAAGTCAAAACGACCTGAAACATCACTATTAATTATTTCAAATAATTTAACTTTATCGAAGTCATAGTTATTAACTGTTTCACCAGTTAAAGCTACTGTTTTTATGACAGGTTTACCATTTGTTAAGTCCGCACAACTAAGATACATTAAATTGTTAATCATTGTTATACCTTTTATCTGCTCACCATGTATTACGTCTTCACCAAATCTAATTGTACGTAATAATTTAGGTCTCATAGCACATACGCTTAAATAGTCATAAATGTATACACCTTCAACTCTTTCTTTACTACCAAACGTATTAACTAAGTATTTTTTATCAGCATCACAACCGTAATATGAACCACCATAAACGGTGTAAACAACTGATGTAGTGTTATCATCATAATTATACTGTAACATATCTTCTTCATTTAAATTGACATAAAATGTTAATTTACCATTTTCACATCCTGCACACGATGTGTTAAAACCGTAAACTAAACCATTACATGTAATGTTTTTATTTAGTTCTTTTGTCTCCAGTAAAACAAAATTAGAATTGTAACGGTAAAACGTTACTTTATTAAGAGTATTTTGTTTAACAGCAAACCACTCATTGCGCTCTTTAACAAATGTATAAGCAAGTGGTTTTTCTAATCTTTGTTGAGTTGTGCCTTCGCTAACAGTAAAATATTTTAAGATATATTGCTGTTTATTCAACTGGCAGGGAATATTTTTTATCTCTAAGTCTTTATAATAATCATTAGAAGCTTTGTAATCTTGAATTAATTTAAAAACGTATTCGTATAACTCAATTAATTCATCTGTGATAGCTTCAACAACTTTACTTACAATTCTATTAATGTACTCATCTTCATTTAATATTTTCTCTAAAGCCTCGTCAATATTCTTAACAATTTTTTCATCAATGATTACATCTAGATTTAAGTCTAGTGTTTTTAAATATTCACATATTGCATCTAATTTTTCTGTCATAGTCCAAGCATCACTAAAATAAAAAGATGCTCGGTATATTCTTTTACAATCTTTCATTTTTTCACTCCTTTAATATATACCCATAAATAACTTGTTAAGGTCATTAATAAGCATCATGTCTACATTAAGTAGATTTTCTGCAAAACGTTTAACTTGTTCTGCATCATTTAAATTAGGGTTATCTCGTATTAGTTCTGACACATAATCTTCAACATTGCTTACACCCTGTTCATTTTTGTTGTCCGCTGTGCTTTCTGTGATATTAGTAGCGTAGCCCTCTTGTATTTGAAATTTACCCTCAGGTGTGTCTTCAAATATATTAGTGTTTTTAACATTTGTTTTGCTTTCGCTTAAACCTGTTCCTTGTTTATTGTATGTTTGTGTTTGCTTAGCTTGAATGATTGCTTTTAATTCACCGTTGCTAGCTAAATACATACGATTATACACAGGCATTAGCAATTGCATTTGTGACTTCAACTCATGCACAAAAATTTCTTTTGTTTCAAATCCAATTTCACGAAAGTAGAAATAATCAATGATACGTTGTTCTAAACCTTTTCTGTATGCTTCATCAAAAATAGGATAACTAAAATCAAATATATTAATTACCTTCACTATTTTTCTCAGTTGCTGAGTGTAATACGCCATTTTCTTCACCTCTATCTATCTTATATTTTACTACAATAGGTTGTTCAAGTACATCTTTAAACATCTCATTTATCTGTTCTATCGCTTCACTTAATGTATCTAACCAAGTGTGTCTAGCTAGTTCAACAATTTCATTATTACTATTAACTTCAACTGTATTAAGACGTTCTTTTTTGTCTGTGTTAGCGTTGGCAATACCAAAAATATCATAAAAATCATTTTGTAGATCGTGTCTTAAGTCTGTTAATTTATCAGCGTAATACTGAACTTGCAAATCTAATGACTCCACACTTGTTCCGCTTAGAGTGTCTTTGTCAGCAAATATAGCATTTTCTCCTGAGGTGATAGCATCATACACTTGCTGCAAACTTAATAATCTACTTTTATCAGTCATAAGCATAATAGGTGTACGTGTAGCATCACTATTAATGTCAATAGTGCGTTCAAGTCTATATAACCTTCTAGCATAATTATTAACTATGTCAACAGTTGGCAGTTTAGACATGTTATTAAACATTTGTACACTATTTGTTGTGTCTAATCTGTAATCACTAATCATTGGTCTGTTAACGATAAAATGCGTGTGTTCACCATACATGTTTAGTGTTTCAGAGCCTGTATACTCAAGTGCTAATAAACCAAAAGAAGGATGGTTAAACCATAGTATTTTACCGTGGTAGTATAGCGTTTTCATTAGATACCGTTTGTTAACCGTTGAGGGTAGATTTTTCCATTCAATTAAATTGAACACGTAATTTTTTAACGTCCTCTTTTTTAACCATAAAGCCTGTTGATTTTCCCACTTTGTTTTTCTTTTTCTATCACGATTAGTCGACATTATGTTCCCACCTTTCTATTATGCCAAAATGTTATACCTCTGTTGTACATCTCAGCAATTTCATTTTTATACGTGTGTGGAAATGTACCGTTAATGATAACGTTGCTCGTTTTAACAAAATTAAAATCAGAGTTACTTGTTTCGTTTGGCACTTTAAACTCATTTTTCTTATAGCCATATCTTTTAAAGTATCCTTCTAATCTTTGAGCAAATTCAGGTTTAATTTGTTTTTTCACAACAGTTAAAGACCACATATCATTACTGTAATCAAAATAAGTATTACCACCCATATTTTTTACTTGGTCTGCTTTGTTTTCAATGTCTGCAAGTTGTGCCATTTGTTGTGTAACTGTATTGTATGCACTAGTTGCGAAACCTATTGTAGCTCCAGCCAAAGCACCGAGAGGAGCGCCAACACCTAAACCAAACATCGAAGCGGATACACCACCTGACACAGCCCCGCCGAGCGTTGCACTCAAAATATTATTGCTTAGTGATGTTTCTCTAGCGTTTCTAGAACTTTGCAAAAACGCTGCCGTTTGTTCGTTTATGAACGGTATATCACTCGCATTAACATTAATGATTGAATTGAGGTAACTTCTACCTGTTTTATTATAATTGATTACGTTTAAACTATGTTTTTGAGCTATAGAATACGCTGTGTTACACGTTATTTGTAAATTGTTACCTTGTATATATTCGTTCTTAATAATCATACTATTACCTTGATAGTCCATGATCTCAGTGAACGCATAAGGATAACGCATTAATTTTGCATTTCTGTTTGTGAAACCACTCATTTTATTTCTATTGTATAGTGATAATGTGTTATTACTTTCAGTGCTTACGTAATAGATGTGTTTACCTTCCATTGTCGGTATCGGTATCGGTAATAACTCTGTTACGTTAATACTTCTTGTTCCACTACCCCAATTAACACTTGACGGCAGAAAAGGCATGATATTAACGCTAACTATTTTGTTGACATATTTCTCAGAAGTAGTTAGATGTTCTATTAACTCACTTATTCTAGCTAATTGACGTGTACCACCATCAAGTAAGATGTCTCCAACTGTACCACCTGCACCGATAGGATAAAGAAAAGGCACAATGTAATGATATAACTGTGTTGGCAATCCATTAGCGCGATGTAAGAAAACTTTTTCATCAACACCAATAGCTTCACTCATAACAATCTGAACAAACATTAAAGGTATATTATCGGGTGTTCGATATGGTGTTATGTGTTCTTCGCTTACAATGTCATATTCGTCACCGTAATCTAATCCCTCTAAAACATTATTAGCAACCCCATGCTCTCGTTCAACAAATGAACGTCTAACACTATAATCAAATAAAAATGTTTGGTACACATCTAATTTAAGATAAAACCTTGTGACATTTTCATTAACATAAGCCAAGTTCTCAATAAAACAGTAATATATTTTATTATTGTGGTTAGGATTTTTATAACTAGCGTAATCATAAGTTAAGGCTTTCTCAAACATAATATCAATATCAACAGTAATATTACTGTCTGTTCTTTGATAATGTATGTTATTAGAAGTAAAAGGCGAAGCCTTAGCAAAAAATGCTGTCTGCTCCGCCAAATTTCTAAAACGTATTTGATTGTCTTGAGCAATAGGTATATTAACATTTTTATATATTGTAAATACACTTGTTCTACTTGCCATTTAACAACCCCTCCATAACTCGATTTGTTTCAGTTTCACTCATATTACTTGAAACAATTGGCTTTAATGTTTCTGATAATTTTTTGGTTAGGATTGGGTCTTTACTTTGTTTACCGTCTTGCACGTTAAAGTATTCAAGTAAAAAATCACCTTTATCTTTACCCTTTTTAATTTCTGTTACAACGCTACCTTTATCAACACCGTTTTCTGTGTCATTCGTTGTAAGTCTAACAGCGTTGTACCAAATTGACATTGACATTAATTGCCAGTGATGAAAATAGTTTTGCCAATAAAGGCCTTCGGGATTAAAAAAGTTAGTCATCTCTAAAATGTCATCACGAACTTGCGGTAAACGTGTATCAATTAAAATTGCTTGTGTGTTTGGTAAATCACCGAAATTATCAAGAGGAATAATCTCAACTTGGTATTCAACAAATTCTTTTTGAAATGCTTTAGATAGACTATATACATCAAGTTTAGGCAGTTCACTCATATTGATTAATAATTTAAGTTGGTTCTTTTTAGATTGTTGTAACTCTTTAGCTTTGTTGTAATCTTTGGTTGGAAGTGACATTCTAAGAATAGTTTGACGTAAAATAATCATGAACTCATCCGCCGAAGTTTGATTAGTAACTTCAGGTGTAGTAATGTTGTAGTAACCTTGTTTCACAATTTGATAGTCACTTAACGCTTGTTTTTTCATAATAAACGTGTCTAATTTATCAGCTGTAGTTAATGTATTCATGAATGTAGAATACATTTTACTGATGCCATATTCACTAATGAAAGCATTGCGTAATTGTTTAGGGTAGATAGTAACTTTATACATTAGACGTCGGTCTAATCTGTGATAGATAGCTCGTACAACAGGTTTTGTTATTTCAAATAGCTTATCGCCTTTAGGGTTATAATCCATTGCTTGCGCTTCAACGACCCACATGTCCTCCACGTCTTGACCAAGTGTGAGTTTTTCTTTATTCATAAATTTTAATGGGTCTTCAAAAGAAAGTGATGCAATTAATTGCATACCAATTTTGTTAAACAGACCATCTAAAAATTCATTTGCTAATGGTTTATAACTATCAAGCGCATTTGCAATTTCAGCTATATTATTACGTGTTGCTTCAGGGATGCGGTCTTGATACGTTGGTGAGCTAATTGCTCTAATGTCATTTAAAAATTCAATATTTGTTTTAGCCATTTAAGTCTCCTCCTTCTAAAATTTCTTTTGCAATGTCTTCAGCTGTTTTTGTTGAGTTTTTTTCAGGTTCTTTTGGTTTACCATCACCGTCAATGTTTTGTTGTCCATCAACTGGAATACGAGCCAATAACTCACCATTCATCTCTGTTGAACGAATGTATTTTTTGTGTAATTCATCATGCTGGTGTGTTAGTGTGTCAAGTTTAACATCTACTGATGTGAAATAATTTGATAATTCACTAGCTAATAATTGAATATCGCTAGGACTGTGAAACTCAGCTAGACGGTTAACTTGATTAAGTAATTTGTTTTGTGTTTCTTTCATTTTTTTTTTCCACCTTTCAAAATTGGATTAAGTATATTATAACACATTTTGAAAAAATATGCTATAATATATGAACACCTGATAAAGGTGAAAATTAAGAAAGAAGGTGACACTTTATGAATATTTTAGCTATTAAAGCAATTATATTAAGTGTTATTACAAGTAAATTTTTTCTACTTTACTTGGCAACAATGTTGATTGACAATACACTTGGTTACTTATTAGCTTGGTCTAAGGGTAATTTTAAATCTTCAAGAATGAGAGAGGGAATAGTTAAACATTACACTAATACTATTATTACATTTGTTTCAATGCTTTTTATGTCAGTATTTAATTTACAAGGATATAATTATTTTATCGCACTTTGGTTTGCATTATATAACGCAACGTCAATTATTGAACATTGTAACTCGTTAGGTATACCACTGCCCACATTCATCATCAAAGGTATTAAAAGTCAGATTGAAAACATGGATAAAGGAGATGAAGAATAATGGCTTATGAATGGATTAATACGCCTCATTTTAAAGGTTCTAAAATTGGATTGACACAGCGATATAGCTCAGGTCATACCGCTATCGATTTCAATGGAATGGGTGAAAAGTGGAGAGGTAAAGAAGTTTTAGCTGGTTATCGAGGGAAAGTTGTTACTAGTGCTTGGCGAAAAGATAGAGGTTATTACGTTGAAATTGAAGTTTGGCACGGTGATGTTAAACGTGTGATAGGTATGGCTCATTTCAGCAAATTACTCGTGCAACAGGGTGCAAAAGTAAGTGAAAATACGCCTGTTGGTTTGATGGGTGATACTGGTTACAGTGAAGGAGTGCATGTGCATTATTACGTTATTATGAACGGTGTAAGGGTAAACCCTATAACTTTACTTAAAGGATTAAAACAAGAAAAACCAAAAACGCAAGAAATACATAAAAAAGGAACATTTAAATGTACAGTTCATGATTTACGTGTTAGAGCTAAGCCAAGTTTAAAAGGTATGATTGAAGGTAAATGTTACTTAGGTAAAACGTACACGTATACTAAACAAGTTATATCTGATGGTTATATTTGGTTATACTTGGACGCTTGGGATACTTGGACAGCATGGGCAACTGAAGACCTTAAAACTAAACATGGGGTAATTAAATAATGGCTATACATTTTAACTCAATAGGTACGCCAATAGTGATTGATTATAGTATTATACATCATAGTGCTGTTAATGTCACTGGTCTGTTTGACTACGAAACATTTAATACAAAAGTTGACTACCCTTACTGGACATTGCCCGAGGGTGACCCTAATAAATACTATGTAGCTTCTACACCTGATAGTCCGTTACCGCTAGCGTATAGAAATCATAGAGGAACTGATAGCCAAAAGGGTTTAGGCAGCATTCTGTATGGTATTAATAACTGCGTTGTTACAAACGTTGAAATAGGTGTATATAATATACTGTCTATTAGCGATGGTGTTAACACGTATCAGTACTGGCACTGCTCTCAAATATTCGTTTCAGTTGGCGAACGTGTCAACAATAATACAACAGTTGCATTAGAAGGTTCTGCTGGAGCAGATAACAGTCATTTACATTTTGTTGTAATAGACAACCAAGGTCGTGTGATTGACGGTTTAAACATTATGGCTGGTGAAAACACAGATCCACCAACAGCATCTTTTAAAAAATCGTTATGGTTTTTAGACATTTGGTGAGTAAACTATTGACAACTGAAAAAAACTGTGTTATACTGAATATACAATCAACTAATGATTGTAGAAAGAAGGTAAGTTACATGAAAAAAGTAGTAACAACAACACAAGTACAGTTTTGGGCTTTGATGTATTTACAAAACGAAATTAGAGAATTTCAGAGTGTTCTAGATGATGAAAATGAGTCACAAGAAATTAAAGCAAAGTATCGTAAACAATTAAAAGAAGCTAAAGAATGTGAAAACTGTATTTTAGGAGGTAACATAACTTATGGGTACTAATCAAACGTTAAAATTCAACAACAAAGAAGATTTGCTATTTTGGGTTAAAGCGCAAGAAAACAAAGGCACTTTAGTTGAATTAGACGAAGACTCACAAACAATCACATTACATAATGAGTGGCTGTCTGAAACAGTCACATATAATTATTGAAGGAGGTCATGATATGGCTGAAAAAAGAGCGACTAAAAAAATTAAGTTAACTAACGTGCGTATGTCGTACGCACACCTTATCAAACCAACAAATTTTGGTAAAGCGAGTGAACCTGAAAAGTTTACAGCTCGTTTACTAATGGATAATAAGAGTGAAACACTTGAAACACTTAACAAAGAGGTGTTAGCTTTCGCTGAAGATGCTAACAGTTGGGTTGGTGTTAATGATGGTGTTGTTCCTAAAAGTTACGATGTCGGTATCTATGAAGGTACAACAGGCGTGGAAGAAGGAAAAACATATATCAACAGTAAAACAGATTATGCACCTGAAGTTATTGATTTACACAAAAATAGATTAGACAAAGAAAGTAATGCAGAAGAGTTAGTTTATTCAGGCATGCACGCTAACGTATATGTAACAATGTGGGCGTACAAATACAACGGAAAATGCGGTATTTCATTTTCTTTAGGCAATATTCAAAAAACGAAAGATGATGTTAAACTTTCAAGAGCATCAGCAATTGATGAGTTTGACTTTGAAGATGAAGACGACTTACCATTCTAAAAAGAACTCATACGGTACATTTAAAAACATCAATGATAGTGATATAAATTTTGCATTCGGTGAAGTAGTTATATACTTCACCAATTTGCGTAAATACCAAAAATTTATTGAGTTGTTGGAGCAACCTTTAAACTACTGGCATATAATGGACGTATACAACAGAATTGAAAAAAAACAACATAGAGTAGTTTTAAAAGGTGTACAATACAACAAGTTAGGTGAAGTTAACAAAGCTTTATTTGGTTATGGGGTAAGTATATGAAAACTAATTTTAAGAACTTAAAACAAAGGGCAAAACGTAAGCAGTTAAGACTCAAACGTGTGTATGGTGTAGATATTGAGTTAAACTACTCATCACATAATCACTTAACTAAATTTGTCAAACGTGAAAATTACCGCTATATGAAAAATAATAAAGGTGATGTTTTTAAAAGAGAAGATGTGAACATTGTTAAAAGAGAAATTAAACAAGCAAATGAAAGATTACGAAGAGAAGAAAAAGCTATGACTGGTAGATACAGAAATCACAATAAAAGCGTGCTTGGTTACTCTAAATTCTCATTATATGAACCTAAGAAATTAAATCTTAACAGAGTAGGTAAAGATGGACTTAAAGGGTTAATTGATTATTTTAAAGAAATAGGAGACTATAAAAATTTGGAAGAGGTATACAAACAATATCAACGTAATTACCTGTCAGCTCTTCAAACTACATTTAACGGAGAAGAAACAGAAATTTACAACGTAATTAAAAAAATGTCTGCCCGTGAGTTTACAAAATTATATTATCAAGATGACGAAGGTTACTTAGACATAGGTTTCTTATATGACTTATTCGCGCAAGTCTATCAGTTAACATTGCTGGAAGAATTTTTACGAAAAAAGGGGTATAATATTTAATGAAAATATATGTTAGTGATTTTGAAACGACCGCACATGAAAATAATTCTACTAGAGTTTGGGCGTACGCTACATGTGAAGTTGCTAACGCAAATAATATAACTGTTGGCAGTAGTATAGATGAATTCATAAAACGATGTGAAAATGATGTAAACAGTATACATTATTTTCACAATTTAGCTTTTGATGGTGAGTTTATTATATCGTGGTTATTACTTAATGGTTATAAGCATTCTAAAAATAAAAATGACAGAACGTTCAATGTAACCATCAGTAAAATGCATCAGTTTTATCTCATAGAAGTTATTTTCAAACAGTATAAAAAACGCTATAAAAAAGTAGTGTTCATGGACAGTATGAAAAAGTTACCTTTCTCCGTCGAAAGAATAGCCAAAGCATTCAAGTTAGCTTTTAAAAAATTAGAGTTAGATTACAACGCTGTTAGAGAAATAGATCATGTTCTAACAGATGAGGAAATAGAATATATAATTGCTGATGTTAAAATAGTGGCAGAAGCACTAGCTATACAGTTTGCTCAAGGTTTAAATAAAATGACTATTGGTGCAGATGCGTTAGCATCTTTCAAACAATCCTTAGCTAAATCCTCCAACCCCTCACAAATGAACAAAGTATTTCGAAGGCACTTTCCGTTATTGAAGAAAGAAATAGATGATGAAGTGAGGTTAGCATATCGAGGTGGTTTCACATATGTAAAAGAAGGGGTAGAAAATATAGAAATCGGTGTAGGTATGAGCTTTGACGTTAATAGTCTATATCCATCAGTAATGTATTACGATTGGTTGCCGTACGGTACACCTCAGCCCTTTTATGGTGAATATTCACAAAATAAAAAGTATCCTTTATACATAATTAAAGTAAGAGCTAAATTTAAACTTAAAGAAAAACACATACCTACAATTCAAATAAAAAATAATCTATCATTTCTACCAAATAAATACATAAAAGAGTACACAACAAATAATGAAAATGATGAAGGTGTAATATTACACCTTACCAATGTTGACCTTGAATTATTTAAGGCACATTACAACATACTTGACATTGAGTACATATCAGGTTACATGTTTAAACGATGTAAAGGGGCTTTTAAAGATTACATAGATTATTGGGCAGAAATTAAAGCAAAAAGTAACGGCGCAATGCGTGAGTTAGCTAAATTAATGCTTAATAACCTATACGGTAAGTTCGCCAGCAATCCAGATATAACAGGTAAGATACCTTACCTCGATGATGAAAACATAGTCAAATACAAAAAAGATAAACATGATGAAATAGAACCTGTATATACTGCTATGGGTGTCTTTATAACATCATACGCGCGATATAAAACAATAACGACAGCTCAAAGTATGTATGATAGGTTCTTATATTGCGACACTGACAGCGTACATATTACAGGTTTAAACAAACCAAAAATAGAAATACATGATACCCAATTAGGAGCTTGGAAACATGAATATAATTTCTCAAGAGCAAGATACATACGAGCTAAAACATATATTGAAGACAGTCCAAAAGAAGGTTTAGTAATACGCTGTGCAGGTATGACTGATGACATAAAAACAAGAGTAACGTTCGATAATTTCAAAGTAGGTTTTGAAGATACAAGGTTACGTAAGAAAACTGTCCATGGTGGAATTAAATTAATAGAAACACCATTCAGAATTAAAGAAGATAAATCCTTGACAAAATAAACCTAATATGTTATACTAATAGTAGGAAGTACAGAGCATCATGAAAGCGAACATCTAGCCGACAGATGATACCTTGAAAATGATAGGCTGTCTGCTTTTATTGCTAGTTAATCCTTGAATGCTGTTC